TCAAATCGGGGGGAGCTCATCGGCCACCCACCCGCCGCTGCGGAACTGGTTGCCGCCAGCGTGCCCAGCGGACCCGGCCACCACCGTGCCATACAGTGCCGTCCGATGGAGCTCCTCCGTGTCCAGGGCGCCATCCTTTCCCCAGCGCGGCACCAGCGACATCCGCGCGCCACCAGCCGCCGCCATGGCCAGCCGCTCCCAGTCCAGGCCGCCACCAAGCCCGCCCTGGCGGGCCACTTGCAGGCGGTCGGTCTGAGGGGTGAATCGGAGGCGCCGGTAGGTACGCCGAGCCACCACGTTGATGCCCGCGCCCAGAGTGCGCTCCACAATGCTTGGGTCGATCCGCTCCGTCTCTGAGCCGGGCTCAATGGGTAGGTCTACTGCCTGATGGGCGAACAGCTCGCCCACGTCCAGGCTCGCCCCCCCAATCTCGACCTGGACACCGACCAGGGCCACCGTGCCCGCTGGAAGCACCCACCAGGCGGCCCGGCTTCCATCCACCAGCTCAACCACCTTCTGCGTGGCCGAGGCCCCACCGAGGGCCTGGCCAAACGTGGCATCACCAGCCTTGCGCCCCGTGAGCTTGAGGGAGGTGCCGACCGGGCAGGACAAGCCGAGCACCCCGACAACGCGGATGCCTGCAGCCACTGGCCAGCTCAACCGCAGCCGGACGGCCGACGCCCCACCGCTGAGCCGAGCGATGCTTGTGGGGCGCCCATCGGCCAGGGCGGCAAGGTTTGCGGCAGTGGCGCCGTCAACGGCAGCGGTGACGCCTGCAGGGGAGAATCCGATAAGCATGTGGCAGTCCTTATGCGCCCCAGAATTTCAGGGTCAGTTCGCCAGTGATGGGATTGCTGGTTACCGCCGTGACGATCACCTTTCGACCGGCGGCGAGGCCATAGCGCGGGTAGCGGATGCGCCCGACCTGGCCGGGCCGCAGCTGCAGGTCGGGCCGCGCCGTCATCCTGCCGGCGTAGAAGTTGCGGGGCACCGCGTACAGCTTCACGACGCGATCAATCTCCGCTTGAGCGTCAGCACGGCTATCGAAACAAGACTCCACCGCTGGCGCGGCCTCGGCGTGCTGGTAGCAGGCAGGAAGATCACCGGCCGCGTACACCTGTCCACGATGGCTGGCAGACAGTTCCTTGCGGATGCTGGGCGGCACCTGGTCCAGGCCGGTGGCCATGTCGCTGTCGGCCAGGACTACAGCGTTTGGCCGATAGCCCATCCGCCGGGTAAGGCCGGGGGCCAGATCCGGCATCACAACCAGCGGAGCGGCGAGCTCGACCAGGTCGAGCTCGAATGCCAGGTTTGCATCGGCAATGCTCTCAGGGTCGATCAATCGCGTCAGGCGCAGCACGCCATCCCCATCCTGCCACCAGTCGGCACAGTAGCTGCCCAGGATCGCAGCCAAGGCCTCGCGCGGCGTGCTGTTGCCGTCCGCAAAGTAGCCCACCCCGGCATAGCCCGTAGCCTGGTCGATGGCCAGCGCGTCGGCGCTCTGCCATGCAGCTTTCCCAATACGGCCGAACACGTCGGAAAGCGACTGTTGAAGCGTTGCCGGCCGGTCGGCTCCGATGGTCGAAACGTCAGCCGTCAGCGGCCCGAGCGGCGGCGACTGCAGGGAGAGCTGCTGTCCACCAGCAACCAGGCTGTAGGCGGTGCCGGCAACCAGCTCCACTGCGCGGTCCCGGACACTCATCACTGATTGCAACCGCGAATCGCAGATCCATTGCAGCGAACCATCACTGTTTACCGCCGTGGCAGGCACGCTTCGCACCAGTCCGATCACCACGGGCTGCGGCTGCCAAGCAATGCTCTCGCCGTGGGTCGGGAGAAACACGGACCTGCTCAGCGGCTCATCCAGGTCACTGTGCGCGTCCTTGAAAGTCAGGCGCTTGTAACTGTCGTCTTCCACCTCGATTCGATCCAGCACATAGCGGGCGACGGGCACAGCACCCGCCATCGACTGTCCTTGCTCGACCTGGCGCACGGTAACTGGCACGTCACGAATAGCGGACAGCGCAGCGGCATCCAGCATCCCTGCGGCGTCCTGCACACGGACCTGGGCGCTGCCGGCACGCGACTCATTGCCCCACATCCAGAACGAAACTGCGCTGATCGTGCTCAGGCCCTCGGTAGCGATAACTCCAGCGAATGCGGTGTTCGCAGGCGAGTCGCTGGCCGCGCTCATGTAGTCCTCACTTGCGACGCGGATCGTGGGAATCGGATCGGCAGCCTGAGCCCATCCCGCCACTGCGGCCGGACTGAGCCCTTGCCACTGGCCAGCGTTCACGACACAGCGCAGGCCGCGCGCTTTCGTAGCGGCGATGGACACGGCGAAGTAGTACGGGCCACCCGCTGAGACATCAACGCTGGCCACCTGCTGGCCGTCGCGATAGAACTGAGCCTGTGCGGGTGTGCCAGGCAGCACGCGCACGCCCAGTGCCTCTCCCTTGAGGGGGATTGGCAGGCCGCTGGCAATCACAGCGCCGTTGCGAACCACCTGGCCGGTGTGCAGCTTCCAGCCCACCCCATTGAATGCCCCCAGCTCAGATGACAACGACGCTGTGTTGTTGCAGAGGCCGATGATCGCAGTGAGAGGATCATCACCCCACAGCATGAACTCTGCGCCTGCAGGACCGGCAAGCGGGAAGGTGCTCCTGGCGACACGGGCAAGAACAACCGCGCCCGGAGAGGACACGGTCAAGCCGCCATCTTCTACCAGTAGACCAGCACCGAGCGGAGACGCAGCCCAACGGCCAAAGGTACGCACGATGAATCAACCCTCCTGGGGAACTTCGATTGCCTCAAAGCGGTAGACAGAACCGACCCTGAGCGTGGCCGCATCAGCCGGATCGACCGTGAGATTGATCTGCGGCATGTTCGGCTGACTGACCGGGCGGAACTGCAGGTTCACGCCGGGCTGGTCAGCAGACTCGGTGCGAAGGTACAGACGAGCATCAAAACGCATGGTTGTTTCCTCTTGATGGATGAACGGCATTGCCCGGCCGCCCGAACGGGTCACTCCTCGATAGACACCAACGAGAGGCTGGCCGAGATGTCCTGGCCGGTGAAGCTGCCCGACTCGTGGCGCACTTCCTGCTCCGTGAATCCAACGATCTCGGCACGATAGGTACGGTCTTGCGTGCCTTCGTTGTCGTTAAGGGTCACCGATCCTGCCCAGCGGGAAGTTGCGATGTCAGGGCCATCGCGCTCGTTCATCAGCATCACACCGCCGCTGGCTTCAAAGCTGGTCCAGAACTGCTCAGCGTTGTTGCCGAGCTTGCGATAGACGTTCACCGCACAAGCATTCCGACCGCCGCCCGCGACAAAGCCCGTGGCATTCATGTTTCCGTGCCTGCGGGTCACCGTCCGCTGATAGCTGACAACCACGTTTTTGTTGCGCCCGCTGGTGCTGAATGGTCCAACGACAATCGAAACGCCGACGGTCTGTGTGGTGGTGGACTGCGCTGCATTGCGGCGGATGCCTGCAGCGATGGCGCCGCCCCAGTAGGCCCCTCCGTACACATCCATCCACACAGTCGCATTCTGCTTGGTGGCGCCGGCAGCGCCGACGTTAGGGCCAAAGTAGTCGATCAGCCCATCGGGCCCAAAACCATTGCCGATGATGCGTTGCACGTTGCCCCGCCAGACCCGCAGGTATCCATCCTGCAGTTCCATTCCATCCGGCGTTCCAGGACTGATGATGCGCAATACCTGCGACAAAATTCGCATCTCACTACGATGGCCACTTGCCTCGATCTCCATGCCGGCCAAGTTGCCGTCCACATCGAGCGCAATGCCCCACTTGGCACTGCTCTCGGCTCCGCCTGCTGACCATTCCGGCGGCTCGGTGGAATCCTTGTCTACCATCGACAGCATCGGGCGCAGCCAACGAACAAACCAATGCGCATTGTTGACGTGATGGCTGACAAGAATTACACGGGCCCGCACAGCCGTAGCCGGCGCGACTGCTTTTACCCAAAGGCGGCTGTATGAGCTGATGCTGTTTCCGCCACCAGCCAAGTAGGTATCAGGCGAGTTGTGCTGTGACAGTGAGCCGCCATTGGCGTCAAGGAACTCCATCGTCACCCTTGCACGCTGCCCTGATGCATATGCCGAAAAGACGTAGGTCTTTCCCGGCTCAATTGGCGCGTCGCTCGCTGGCCAAACGAACACTGTGCCGTTAACAGCCGTGGTTCCGGACACGATGAGGGCCTGCATCCCATATGGAACGCCCGGATCAACAGCGCCGGAAGTGAAGCCAGGTCCGCGCGCGAAGTACTTCTGCGTTCCGGTGGCACTGTCAGGTGTCCACATATTGGGCCAGCCCGCCGTATCAGGCCCAGTGAACTGGGAGTTTCCAAGAAGGTTGCCGGCACCGCCCTGGTTCCTGACCTTTGCCTCAAGTGTTTGGACTGCTAAGGAACTGGCCTTTCCTGCAATCTCGGCCTGGACGCCCGTCACGGATTGACCCAGTGCGGTGAGCTGCTGCCCCTGCTGAGTCACGGTCGAAGTAAGGCCCGCCGTCGCCGCAGAGCTTGCCGCTGCCGCCGCTGCTGTTTCCTTGCCGCTGGGCACCCAGCCGGTTGCTGCGGTGCCTTCCTGGAACAGCGCATTGTCCAGCTCAATGGCGACGCCCTGGACGGCCGTCGCGTGCATTCGACCCACGAACAGCCGAGCCTCCACGACATCGTCAACCATGGTGTCCGCCTGAAAGACCAAGCGTTGCCATTCCGAAGTCGCCACCACGTTAGGCATGGTGCTTGTTGCCTTGATAACACCAGCCGCGTTACGCCACTGAACGTACATGCGCAACCCGGTTCCCGCAGTGGCGCGCACGTAGCTGCTCAGCACGTACTGGGTTCTGGGCCGAACCGGAACCCAGCCGTTGTCGTTGCGAGTGGCAAGGCCAAGATACTGACCGACTGCCGTGGCATTCGCTTCCAGGCGGATCGCGCGGCCGCCACCCGACAAGGGGGACGGAATGTACTTCAGTACGACGTTGGCCATGTTCCCTTCGCGCTGCCAGCCCGTGGGATCTGACGTGTCACTGGACGAGACTTCATAGCTGCTGTTCGCCAGCAGGTTGTCGCCGCCGATGCCATCGATCCTGGCATTGACGCTGGTGATCGACTGGCCCAGCGAAGTAACGCTGTTCTCATTCGCCAGGGTGCGCGCCTCCAAGCTGGAGGTCGCTGCCGCGTTTGCCTGCGCCGCCTTTTCCAGCGCGGACACGTCCAGGCTCCCCTGCGGACGGCCGTTGACGAACTCAACGATGAGCTCAGTCCAAAGATCGACGCGCCCAGCAGTCTGTGGCGGCGATAGCCGCTGGATACCTGCGCCCTCACCAATGCGCTTGCGCCCAACCAAGATGAACATGCGTGTGCCAGCCAGCGCCTCCAGATTGCGCCGAGAAGCTCCTGCATCGACGAGGCGATCCCTGGTACCAACGATGTCGGCGCCGACGGCGTTGCTCAACGTTCCCGTGTGGTCGCTGGTGAACAGAATGAAATACTGATTGTCCGCCAAGCCGTTGTCGTACCAATCATTGAAGCTGGCGCAGGCTGCCTGCCCATTGCCGTAGGTGTCGAACGTCCTCCGTTCGCCCAGGGTGCTGTCTGCCGCGACCACCAGCACATTTATGCCGCGCGCCGCTCCACCAACTGGTGCACCGGACGCATTTCTTGTGCCAGATGATCGTGGCCCCCCGGTCGGCTGACTGGCAGTCATCGCATTGGCGGTGATGTCATAAACAGTCGCATTTCCGATGCCAGCACGAACCGCAGTCAGTGCGGCGCCTTGGGACAGTAACTGCCCCTCAGCGTTGGTGACACGTGCATTGAGAGCGCTATTTGCCTCCGCATTCGCGCTTGTTTGGGCGGCAATCTCGGTGGCACTTGGAGTCCAGTTGGTGGCGACCTCGCCTTGCTGGAACATTGCATTGTCCAGCGCCACCGCCAACCACTGTGCGGAGGCCGTGGAGACACAGCGGGCGAAGATGCGGGCCGCAACTGCGCCGGCCGGTGCGGTGAACGTGTTGGCGTAACGCTTCATCACGTCTGACATATCGGTGAACTGCACAAACTGCGAGCTACCGATGCCGGCATTGGCACTGTTCAGCCATTGAATCAGCAGTTGCAAGTTGCCCGCAGTTGCCGTCATGCGACAGGCCCACACGGATAAGGTGTACTTGGCGCCGGCTACGATCTTGGGCCGGTTGGCGGTGGCCACTTCCACGCCAATGTACTGGCTGGCAGCAGTGGATGCGTTGGTGGAGCCAATCTGAATCGCGCGCTTGGAGCCAGACACCGCGTAGGTATCGCCATAGCTAACCGTCTGCGCGATGTTGTTGGAGGCAAACCAATCGGGAAGTGTGCTGGTGGGCGCCTGGCTGGATTCAAAGCTGCTGTTTGGCAGCAGGTTGTCGCCGCCGATGTTTGCCAGGGACGCAGTGACACTGGTGATGGCACTACCAAGGCTCGTGATGGTGTTTCCCTGCAGCGTCACCTGGGACTGCAGAGCTTGGAGTGCGCCGTTGGTGGCCTTGCCATCCACGTCGGTGCGCAGGGCACTGATGAGCCCCGACTGTGCGCTGATGAGACCCGCCTGCTGGGTGACAGTTCCGCTCAGCGAGCTGAGGCCATCGGCGACCGCTAGAACCTCGGTTACTTCCTCAACGGCGACATCATCGACCCACAATGTACCTGCGGTGTGGTTCGTGTTGACGTACACGCGCAGTGCGCCGGTTGAAGTCACTGCCACAACCGTTTCCAGTCGCGTCCACTCGGTCCGATTTGCCAAGAACCCCAGGCCGGCGATCAGTGCATCAGTTTGGTCGGCGATTCTGAGCTTGCCGTTGTCGTTAGTGCCGTTATAGGCCGCATCGGTTCTGTAGTGCGCGCTGACACGATACTTTTTGCCGATGACCACGGGGATGTTGCGATCCGTCGCACCATTAGCAGTCATGCTGCGGCCACCTGCGGGTGCGGTGACCTTCAAGCAGCTACCTGTCCGGCCTTCGGGAGCGATGCTAATACCGCCCATGTTGCTGTAGGACCAACCCACAGCGCTGCCTTGGTCCCAGCCACCATTGAGAATCATGTTGCTGCCCTGCGCGATCATCGCAGGTAGAGTCGCGTTGACCTGGTCAATGCGCTGGCCGATAGCTTCGTCGCGGGTGAGGCTTGCCTGTTCGACCGTGTTGACCTTGGCCTCCGACGCGAGCGCACCCGTCCCTGCAGGCAGGCGAACCTCCACAGCCGACTGGCGCTGACTGAGGGCATCGTCTGCACCAACACGCGCCTTCATCTCGTTGTAGGCCAGGCCGCCCGTCAGCTTCGCAGGATCGTTGCCGGTGTAGTCCCCGCGCATCTGCACGGCCAGCGTGTTGCGCTGGCCGGCCTCAGCCGCCAGGGCGGCGGTGCGCGCATCGCTTTCCTGCTGCACCATGGCGACGGATGCGCCAGGCGACGGACGGCCCACGGCAATCCAGTCGTATTCGATGTAGGCGCTGGCCGTCTGCGCGCCCGTCAGTGCCAGGCGGATGGCGCGCAGTGGCGAGGGGCCATTCCACGGCAGGCGGTCAACGTCCAGCACGGCGACGCCGTTGGCGTCGAATGCGGGCGCAGGGATGGAAGTGGACTTGGACTCGTTCCACTCCCGGTCGGCCTCAGTGATCCAACGGATCAGCCCCATCCAGGCGGGATTGCCCACCTTGCGCATCCGCAGCTTGATGAAGCGATAGGCGGCGCCGTCGATATTGAGCGGCGCCGGGGACTGGATGCCGGAGTTGTTGGTGGTGTTGATTGGCCGCAGCATGCCGTCAGCGATAGTCGGGGCGCCATACACACCCGTCCAGCCTTCCAGCCCGGCGTTGAAGTGCCAGATGCCGGCAGAGTCGAACTGCGTGCCGCTGCCTGCGGCGACCTCGGCCAACGAGCGCGCCATCGAATCCAGGCCGTCCTGGACTTTCGTGTTGACCGCGCGGATGTCGGCGGTGCGCTCGGTTTTTTCGTTCAGCACGCTCTGGATTCGGGCGCGCTCCTCGTCGGCCACCTTCGTGGCCAGATCCTCGGCACGCTTGGCCACTTCGCCCACGGCGGCCGCACTTTTCTGACTCTCTGCCAGGATCTGTGCCTGGGCTGCCTGGAAGTCCGCCATACGCTGCTGTGCCTCGGCAGCGTCTGCCAGTGCCAGGTCACGCAGGCCCTGGTCCATCTTGCCCTGCAGCTGGACCAGCTCCGCCGTGGTCGGCGGCACCACGGGGGCCTGAGCCTTGGGCGTGGAATCTGCGGACGAAACGCCGTTCACCTGGACAGTGACTTTCCACCAGCTCACGACACCACTGGCCTCGGTGTAGGTGTAACGCGTGTCTGAGGTTTTGGTGACGTACTTCCATTCACCCGGCTTACCGCCTGCATCGGCCGCGCGCCAGAGGACATAGACAGCACCAGCCAGCGGCGAGGCGTTCCAGGTAATGGTCACGCTATCCGCTGCCGGCTTGGTCTCCACGCCTTCGGCCGGTGGAACCACAACAGCGGGCTTGGCCGACGCCACCCAGTTGGACGGCTGCCGGGTCACAGGCGTGACTGCAGGCAGGCCCTGGCCACCGATTTCTACGAGCAATACTTTCCGGTTCATAGCGCCATCAAAGCGTTGTGTTCACCCTGGCGAGCCAGGGACTGGATGCCGTCGCGGACCTGCAGCAGCACCTCATAGGAGGGATCGGCGTAGCCACGCCCCGGCGCGACCGGCGCAGCTGGTGCTGCAGGCGTGTTGCCAACGCCCGGCGCCGCCGACGCCGGGACCGGAACGCGGCTGTCGGTCAGCACCGTGACCATTTCCTGGGCGATGCGCTTGGGCAGATCGAACAGGATTTCTGCCAGGTCGGTGATGTCGGTCTGCTGGTTCTGCAGGTACTTGGCCAGTTCGTCCGTGGTCAGGCCCAAATCCTTCGCCAGCGCCTCAGCGCTGATGCCAGTGACGTTGCGCAGGATCTCCAGCGGATCGCCACCACGGGCGCCCGCCAGATCCGCCACGCCCTGGGCGATGCGCTGAGCGCGCTCCAGGCGGGCGGCGGCTTCCTGCTGCTGCTCCAGGGCAGCCTTTTGCGCGTACAGCTGCTGCAGCGACGCGGCGGTGCCATCACCGCCAAAGCGCTTGGCCAGCTCCAGCACCTGGGCGTAGTCCACCTGGTAGCCCTGTCCACTCGCGTTGAGTTTGCGGCTGACTTCCAGGAACTGCTGGGCGTATTGGGTGAAGCTCTCCAGGTTGCCGGCGCTGGCGGCGCTTTGCATCAGATCCGATGCCGTGGAGCGCTTCTGCGTGTCGGTGTCCGGCGACAGCGTGCTGCTCAGCTTGAGCGAGTTGATGAAGTCCTGCAGCTTGCTGCTGGTCCCGTCGATGGAACCGCCCAGGCGTTCGATTTCATCGTTGACGCGGTTGAGTGCCAGGCCTACCAGCTCGGATTCCAGCGACCTGGCCAGCGCATCGGCCTTGAGCTGGGCGGCCTGGCGAACGGTGGCCAGATCCTGCTCGCGTGCGGCCAGACCGCCCAGGGCCTTGGCCTGCTGCTGCAGCGTGCGGATGCGCTCCTGTTCCTCCTGGCGCACAGCCAGCAGCGACTTGGCGAAGCCGCTGAAACCATCGGTTGCGATCTCCTGCTGCGCGTTGCCCACTACGCTGCCGTAGGAGGAAGCGGCAGTAGTGATCGCCTTTACCTGTTCCTCCATGGTGCTGCCGGCAGCCTTGGCCATCTGCTGGAACATGGTTGTCGTGCGCTTGACCAGGTCGATTTCCTGGGCATTGAGCACGCGGCCCAGTTCCTGGGCGTTGCCGGTCATCAGCTCGATGGACGCAGCCAGGCTGTTCATCACGTCGCCGGCTTCAAACCCCTTGTTGAGGAAGTCGCCGAAACCGAGGATCGACACGCCACGCCCGGTCAGGTTATTGGCCGCGCCGGTAATCAACTGCTCCAGCTGCGCCTGGGCCTTGTCCGGGTCCGCATCGAGCTGAACCTTGCCGAGGTCTACGCGGACGGAGGACAGCTGGCTGTTGATGTCCACGCCCAGCTGTTCGGCCAGGCTGATGACGCCTGCACGCGCCCGCCCGGTGGCTTGGCTGAAAGCGTCGGTGATCGTGGTATCGACCTGGCCATACTCGGTCCACTTCTTGTCGCTGCGGAACAAGCCGCCCTTGGCCTTGATGTCGGCGTAGGACTGGCCAGCGAATCCGTCGAAACCATACGAGCCGGTCAGGCCCTGCGCCTGGATCTGCGGCTTCTTGCGGCCGAACAAGGCGGCATGGATCGAGGAGCCGGACAGAATGGACGCCGCTTTGGCGTTCAGGCCGAGCTTTCGGGCCATCTTATCGACGTGACCCACCGCACCCAGGGTGGCGATCTTGCCGCCCCAGCTTTCGCCGTTGGCGATGTCCCAGCCCTGATCGAACAGCTCGGCATTCTTCATCATGGCCGCGACAACCCAGCCGATGATCGGCACGGCCATCGACGCGGACGCCGCGCCGCCGCCAGCAGCCCCAGTGCCAATGAAGCCGCCGACGTTGTTGCCAAAGCCCGCCATACTGCCGGGGGCGGCCACGCCGGCACGCCAGCCGCCACCAGCCAGCATGGCGTTGGTGCCAGTGAGGTTGCGGCCACCGCCGATCATGTTGGCCAGGCTGCTCATCCAGCTGGAGCCGGCACCGCCTTGGTTGCCGCCACCGAACATGCCAGCGATCTTCGATAGCCAGTTGCCATCCGCCTGGCCGCGCGACACGCCAGCCAGTGCGCCATTCATGGCGTTGGTGAGGGCCTCCTGGAACGGGCGCACCAGGTTCTGCTCAAGCATGGTGCGCACGATGTCGCGCCAGCCACGCTTGAAGATGTCCTTCAAGCGGCTAAAGAAACTCTCAGACTTGTCCAGGCCGCCGCTGAACATATCGGCCAGCATATCGGCCACGTCCGCCACACCACGGGTGCCAACGTTGGCCCAGTCCTCCAGATCGGCAGTTTGTTGCTCGATGCGAATCGAAGCATTGGCCCACGCTTGAGCTTGGGCGACCAGGCCTGCGGTTGCCTCAGCGTTGATGCCGGCGCCGGCCTTGTTGGCCTCGTTGATCGCCTGGAGCATGTCCTGCTCGTTGCGCAGCTGGCGAGCGCGGCGCTCGCGCTCGATCCCGACCACGCCCAGTAGCTGCACCTCGCCGCTCAGCGTATCGAGCAATGCTGTAGGCGCCTGCTGCTGCTTGGTGACCTCGGCGGCATTCTTGGCCAGCTCGGCCGCTGACGACTTCACCAGGCTGGCGTAGGCCTCCTGGGTGATGAGGTGCTTGGCCAGCTCGCGGTCGAGCTCGGCAATGCGCTGCTTGTGCTGCTCCTGGGCAGCTGCCATTGGCCCGGAGAGCTCGGCAGCGGCCAACGCAGCCTGACGGGTGTACTTGGCCTGGGAGTCGGCCTGCTGCTCTGCCAGGCGCGCGGCCTGCTCGCCGGAGCGCTTGGCCTCGGTCTGGGTACGCGTCAGGTCGCGGGTGACCGCATTCTGCTTGTCCAGCGTCTGGGTGAGCTGGATGAGCTGTTCGTTCTTGGCCCGCGCCAGCTGATAGTCGGCGCTGGTTGGGTCCAGCCCCTTTTGCGCGCTCTCCGTGATGAACTGCGCACGCATGCGGGCGGCCTTGCCCTGGGTCTTCTCGATCAGGTCCAACTGGACGCTCTGGATCTGCTTGTCCAGGCCTTCATTGACCGACTGCAATGCCGCCTTGATCGCAGCGCCAGAGTTGCGCGCGGCTGACGCCACAGTGTCGAAGCTTGCCGCCGCGATGCGGTTGGCGCCGTCCACTCCAAGCTGATCTTTTGCCCACTGCTCCAGCAGTGGCCGGGTTTGCTCCAGAGTCTGGCCCTGATTGGCCTGACGCTTGAGCAGCTCCTCCAGGGAGCGGCGCTGGGCGTCAGTAGCGTCGGTGACGTTGGCTGTGCGAAGCACTAGACCGGCCGAAACCGAGATGGCCCTGTCATAGCCCTTTGTCAGGTTGTCCAGGCGAAGCCGCGCAGACTCAATGGCCGCCGATGCGCCCTCCAGTTCCTTGTCGAAGCCGAATGGCAAAGCACGATCACGCGCTTCAAACGAACGGCGCGTTGCAGACAGACGCTCATACTCATCGCCCAGGTTCTTGATCTCCTGGCGCGCTGCCTCAATGGTCTCAACGGTGTTTGAAAGCTCCGCGAATGACGTGTTCGCAGTCTGCTGATTGAACTCCTGCAGTACCCGCATGGCTGGCTGAAAACCGGCCGTGACGGTCTTAGACAGTTCCTGCGCCTTCTGGTTGCTGTTCATGGCCCAGGCGACGAACAACGTAAGCGCGGTGATCGCAAGACCTGCAGGGCCACCAAATGCGCCCATGGCTGCATTGAGGCCGCGCATAGCAGCAGACTTCGCAGTGAGCGCAACGGACGCGGCCTGGGCAGCAGCGGCGGTGCGCAGTTGCGCGGTAGCCAGGGCTTGCTCGGCCGCAGCGACGCCGCCGGCCACATTCATGCCGGCACGGGCGGCCGACAGGCGGCCTGCAGCCTGTTGCTCAGCTACACGGGCTGCAGCCAGCTCCTCACGCGCCAGCGCCCGCGAGGCAGCGGCGGCCGTGATCTTCTCGGCCGTAGCCCTGGCCAGGCTGACCACCAGGCGACTTCCCAGGGCGACGGCCAGGACGCCGGCAATCTGGTCCAGGTGCTGCATGTTGTTGGCCAGGAACGCGATGCCCTGGGCGAGCCCACCGCTGGCACCCAGCTCCTGGGAGGACTCGCCGACAAACTTCGTGACGCTGTTGCGCAGCAGTTCCATGGCGCGACCGACCGTAAGCGGAATTTGCTCAAACTCGGCGGCGATGACGGCGGACTGATTCTCAAGCGCCGCCACCATCTGATCGACCGTCACCTTGCCGTCGTTGACGTGCTTACGCAGTTCGCCCATCGACACGCCCATGCCATCGGCCATTGCCTTGGCCAAGCGCGGAGAATTCTCCACAACAGAGTTGTATTCCTCTGCACGCAGCACGCCGCCAGCGAGCGCCTGGCTGAGCTGGACGATGGTGTTGGCGGTGGCGACGTTGTTGGCGCCGGAGATGGCGAAGGTCTTGTTGATGGACTCAGTGAGCGCCAGCTGCCGTTGCTGGGTGATCCCGTACTCAGCGGTGGACTGGGACAGACGCGCGTAAAGCGTGGCGGTGCTGTCGAGCGCAGTGGCGGTGCGCTGGGAGATGTTGAACACCTGGGCAGACGCGGTGGCGTAGGCCTTGTGTCCATCTGTTGCCAGCTTGAGGCGCGCCGAAATGTTGGCGTAGTTGTCCGCAACGGAAATGAGGGCGCCGGCCGTCTGTGCGCCGATGTAGGTGGCCACCGTTGCCCGCGCGGAGGCGAGCGCGCTGGATACAGCAGAGACACGGCGAGCGGTGGAATCCGCCGCCGTGCCGATGCTGGAGATGCCCGCCGCACCACGCCGCGCCTGGTCGCCGGTTGTGCCCGCCGTCGCCCCCAGGCGCTTGAGCTCTGCGTCTGAGGCCCGAACGGCAGGCACCAGGCGGCTATTGTCGGCATCGAGGCGGAGGGTGACGGTTGGGTTCACGGGCTATCCGAGGCTTCGCGATGGGCCATGGCCGTGGTGCCAATCAGCACGTCCAGCGATGACATCAGGTCCGGCAGTAGGTGCGGGGCAATGCCCTGGAGAAAGGCAGCGGCTTGGATCTCGCGGGCGTCGATCCCGTCGTAAACCGGGGCGTGCATGCCGGTGATCCAACGGGGCTTGCAGCGCACGAACAGCTGGACGACTTCCCAGTTCTCATCCAAGACCTGGATGACGCTCGGTGGCTCCTCGCCGCCGCCTCCGTCGCGCAGAAAGTCCGCCGCGCTGACGACGCCGTCAGGTTCATGGTTCCTGTCGGCGCCGTCAGTGCGTGGACCCTTCCCAATCAGCGCCCGCGCGACGGCTTCGAGTTTTTTACGTGCGCCCGGCCGAACTGGTCGAAGTAGGCGCCGATGATGGCCGGCTGCAGGAAGGCGAAGAACGGACCATTGAAGACCTCTTCCAGGGCGGCATCGCCCTCGATGGCCTTGCCGTCTGCGTCGCCCAGGCCAGCGACGCTGACCAGGATCTTGCGCAGGTACTCCTCATCCTCAACGGGGTTGTCCTGGATGGCTTTGATTTCTTCGCGTGCCAGGATCTTGACCTGGCACTGGATGGTGCCGGTTGCGAAAACGTCGGGCTGGTCGGTGGGGATGCGCAGTTCCACCGGCAGGTGCACGGTGTTGGTTCGGGCGAGACGGAGCATGGGAAAGTCCTTGGGAAGTGGTTTAACTGCCCCTTGATCGGGGACAGATCCACTTTGCCCAGGCACAGCTGCCGTTCGGGACTAAAGCGCTTCACTGAAAAAGAAAGACCCCGCACAGAGGCGGGGCCGTTGGGAGTGTAACGCAGTGCTTGCGAGTTACGGCGGCGTGCTGTCGCCGAACTCGATGTACAGCTCGTCGCCGCCGGCATCGCTGGCCACGCAGGGGCCAGTGAGCTCCCAGCCGTAATCGCCATCAATCTCGACTTCGTTGATGTTCTCGATCTGGCCCCGAATGCCCAGCTCGCTATAGAGCTTGCTCTTTTCGGTCAGGCGCAGCGCAACCACCAGGACGCCGGCCGAGTCGCGCACTGCCCACGGATTGAAGTCAGCCAGGGCCGTCTTGGCCAGGCGCAGCGTCCAGGTCGGAGCGCGGTCGCTGATGCCGCTTTCCTTGTGGCTGGTGTACTCCTTCGACGTGATCGTGTTGCCCACGTCCACCGAGAGGGACTTGGCCCACACGACCAGGCCTGCTCCGCCATCAACCGTGATCGTGGTGCGGGTGTTGTCCGCGCGCGCCACGGTCGGAACCACGGTGCTGGTGGTGATGTTGGGCAGATTGTCCTCGGCGATGGTGTCGTAGTCGCCCTGGATGCGGATGTTGCCCTTGAAGCGCTCACCGACGGCCAGCGCCAGGTTGGTGAGGTTGTGACGTGCAGCGCCGATCTGCTTGACCGTGCCTGCATGCCAGAACTTGGCATCGGAGATCGGGATATTGGCGCTGATCGGGTTGTAGCGTGTGGTTTTCGCAACAGCGTCCTTGACGGCGGTCATGCCGGCGGGCAACAACAGCGGTGCACAGACGGCATCGGAGTCAGCCGCTGCACCCGGCTTGGTCGGCGGGAACAGCTCAAACTCGCCCTCAATGAAGGCCCGCCGGGCGCCCACTGCGAAGGGCTGGCCGGTCAGGAACGGTCGATCCACCGGGCGTTCGATCTTGTCGAACTCGGTGCCGCTGCTGCCGTTGAACAGCAGCACGCCGTTGGCGGCGGCCGTGGGGACAATCGGCACCGAGGCCGATGCACGCAGCGCCAGGGCCAGGCCGCGACGCTTGAAGGATTCCAGGTTGGGCTGGGCCATGGTCAGTTCTCGGGTGAGGTTGCGGAGGAGCGGCGCGAGCGGTTCTGGCTCGATGCCGGCGGTGGCGGCGTCTCGGGTGATGGAGCGGGTTCGGCGGGCAGTACGGACTCATCCACGAGCTGGCCATCGATCACGCGCCAGGCACCACCGCTGGTAGGGGTGTGCTTGGTGGTCATGGGGTCGGTGTGTGTTGCATGCGGTAGTTGGTGACGAATACCTGCTGGCTGACCAGCCAACCGGCGCGGAACTTCTCATCACGGCCAGCCTGGAAGCTGAGCGCATCGAACGCATCGACAGGGGTCCACCCGGCCAGTGCTTTGCGGACGCCTGGAATGACTTGCTCATCCATCTGGCGGCGTGCGCCGCTGCCACTGGCCTGGCCGCTGAAGTTGCGCACCATGAGGACCACGCGCAACGTGACATCCACGTTCTGGATGTGCTGATCGCCCGTGTACCGAGGCCGGCCGCCCATCTCGGCGGCCGTCACGTAGGCGGCACAGTCCTTGGCTGGCTGCTGGTCCAGGGCCGTATCCAGGTCGGCGGCATCACCGACCAGGAGTAGTGCCTGCACGTGGTCCCGCAGACGCTCCAGGACGGGGGTGATCGGGAACGGCCCAACGGTCACGGCCGGCCCTCGCGCCCGAATACCTTGTTGCCGGCATGGAAGATGAATTCCCCTGCAGAGCCGGTGGACGTAGTCGGATCTTCGATGCCCAGGTGGAATTTTTCCTGTGCCGTCTCCTGTAGCAGGCGAATCGCGTCACGGTAGTCACGCACGATGGGATCGGTGCGCTCGTCCGTCTGGCGATCAGGGTGCAGCAGGTAGCGCGTGATGCTGCGCGACCAAACGGCCAGCAGCGGCACGGCCTTGCCCAGCGGCAATCTGTAGCGCCGTGCCAGGTAGCCGTCGATGATCGCATCTGCCTGACGGGTGGCCTCTTGGATGCGCTCCAGGGCCGCATCCGCCTTGGCCACCTCGCTTGGCGGGAAGGCGCTGCGATCACCCCCACGCAACGTGGCATCCATCAGCTCGGAGGCAACCGGGCGCTCATCGCGCCCACCCGCCACCTGGGACAGTTCCAGCGCCCCTGGGAGCTCGGCCAGTTGCGTGAGGGTGACGTAGGCCATTACGCGCCGACCTCCAGCGCTGCCTCGATCAAGCTCACGCGGTCAGCTGCCGGCTGGTTCGCCCAGGCTTCCTCGGCCAGGCCAGAGGCGGTGCGTGCGCGGGCCTCGGCTTCTGCCCACTTGCGCTTGGCATTGCCGGACTTGGTTGCCTTGCGTTCGCGAGCCAGTGCCAGTTCGTTGGGATCGTCCGACGCTGGCAGCTCCGTCACGATCAGCTCGGGGTCGCTGTTGATCGCCTCCAGCTGTTTCTCCTTCAGGACATCGACAAGCACGATCCGGCCCTGCCGGGTGAAGTGCATGCCGGCACGCCAGCGGCCACGCTCCAGGCGGGCCTTTACCAGGATCTGTTCGGCCATGGGCCGCTCCTTCTGTGTTCGGGGAAGTTGCGACCGGCACCCTGCGGTGCCGGTCAGTGGTCGAGGGTCAGAGCAACCAGGCGCTGTCCATCGCCTCAACAACGCCCTTCATCACGTTGTCAGTGCCGGCGATCTGGTTGGCGGTGAGGATCTTGGCGGCCTTGAACTTGTCGTTCGGCACGCACACCAGCAGATCCGGCACCAGGCCCAGCGGACGGCCGTGGTCGCCCGTGCGCGAGGTGAAGGCGGTATAGGCTGCCTGCAGGTTGTCCTCGGTCAGCGGCTTGTTGCTGGCGAAGGCCATCTGCCAGAAACCAAAACCGACGTTGCGGCGGCAATCGGCGCCGTAGCGGAATTCCTTCTTGTTGAACACGCCCTCATCGGTATCGGTGTCCATGGAAACGAACTGCGGCGGCTTGCGGTTCTGGAAGATGATCGGCTTGAGCGCGCGCTTGGTGCACAGCAGATACCAGTAGGCACCGTTGCCGCCCGAGTCCACGTTGCTCTGGACCGTCTCCTTGCCTTCCTTGTCCAGCACCGGATGATCGGTGTCGAAGAAGTTCTGCCCGTCGTAGCAGGCGGTGGAGATGCCGTTCTTCAACAGCTCGAACGTCAGCTGGTCCGGCTGCGCGCCGACCGACTCGCCCATGCTCTGCATGAGCGGGCTGTAGATGCCGAGGTTGTCATCCTCGATGTCATCCTTGTCCACGCCCACAGTCAGCTCATACGGCTTGTTCTTGATGGTGTAGCCGTGGTTCTGCAGGCCATGCACGACACGTTCGCCGATCCATTCGCGCACGTTGGGCAGCTTGCCCAGCCAGCCGTACTCGTTGGACTTGGTGGTGGACGGCACCACCGTGGCAATGCGCTGGAACTGGGATGGTGCCTGGCCGAGGCCGGCGTTGAATGCTGCGTTGAAGGCGACGTACAGCGTCGAAAGATTGCCGCGATTGACGATCATGGGATTGTCCTGGTGATAGGGGAACGGATGGGCCAGCTCAGCCGACCACGATCCACACGCCGGCTGCATCCACGTCCAGGACGACACCAGCGCGCTTGCGGGCGCCGCTGTTGTCGGTCTTGGCCACGGTCTGGTCATCGACGATGTAGGCAGTTGCGCCGATGTCGGCGCGGGCGATGGCATCAGCGCCGGCACTGTTGTCAAAACGGAAGCCAGTGCCGCGCTCGCATTCGACCGGCTCGCCTGCCGAGGTTCCGGCGACGGAGCGAAGTGCAACGCCGACGGCGTCACCGGAACCGGCAGTGCCTGCCGGCACCGCGTTGCCGTTGGTGGCCAGCAGCGCAATCAGCGTGCCCGCGTGCAGCGCGGTGCCGGGGTTGGAGGGATGGCCGACACGATGTGCGTCCCGGCGCGGGGTGTTGCGAGCCTGGGTGGCTGCGCTCATAGCAGACTCCGGTGAGAGCTGGGGGGGAGTGCTCAGGCCTGCGCCTGGGCGGTGTCCTTCTTGGATTTCGCGAAGGCTTCGGGGGTGACGCCGGTAGCGCTGCAGACGGCCATTTCAGCCGCGTCCAGGCCATGCTCGTTGGTCGCGCCGGCCGGCTTCTGGCCGCCGGTCTGCGTACCGCCCAGGGCAGCGATCGGAGCGGCCTTGTCCAGGTAGGACGACAGTGCGGCCAGATTCTGCTTGCCCAGGTCGGTGGCCCAGTCCCTCATGCTCGGCAGGATGCGGCCATCAGCCAGGCCAGCCTCGACCAGCGCACTGACCTTGTCAGCGGTGCGCTCGGCGGACAGAGCGGCGACCTGGCCGCGCACTTCCTCCAGGGCGGCGATGGGGACGAACTTGGTCGGGTCCGGGGTGGCGGTGGCCTGGGTCTTGAGGGCACTGCAGGCTGCAACGGCCGGCTCGCCCTCGGCGCCCAGCTCGGCCTGCAGTCGGCGCAGCACGCCCAGGCTGGTGGTGAGGGAGCTGCAGGCGGCGATGGCATCTGCTTCGGTGGTGGTTTCGGGCAGGCCCAGGGCAGCCAGGAAGGCTTTGAGCAACGGGTTCATGGAGGTTTCCTTGTCAGGATCGATGTCGTGGGCAAAGCAAGCCGCTGCGCGCAGCTCCATGGCCTGCATGCCGTCGATGGCGGGGTCATTGGTGAAGGCGGCCATCTGCATGGCCAGCACCTCGCCGGTGGTCTTGTCGTAGAGGAACACCGGGGAGACGTAGCGATAGGCGCCGGTTCGGATCTGCTCCGCAGCCTGGGGAGTCAGCTCGGTGGTGGCCCAGAGGCCAGATCCCTCGCGCCATTGCAGCGCACGCATCCAGGCAGCGGCCGGCGCGGGCTGCCCGTTGGTTTCTTTGTGCAGGGTCTGGTGTTCGTAATCGACCACTGCCGGGTTGGCGCGAGCGTTGAAACGCTCGATCACGCGGGCCGCCACCGAGGCGTCGATGTACCAGGCGGGGACATCCATCTTTCGCCCGTCGCTGGGCTTGAAGTGACCGGCGGGGGTCAGCTGGATGGAAATGAGGCGGTCATCGCCCACGGCGTCGGCCTGCAGCAGGAAGCTGCAGGCAGCCAGGGCAACGGCGGTATGGAGGCGGCGGGCGGGCTGATTCATCCCCGCCAGATTCGCCGCCATCGATCAGGCGGCGGGACTAAAGCCCTTCACTGCTTTTCGGGCGTGGCCCGATGGGCGTGTTGTCGGCAGGGACTCTACACCGGCCGGGGTGATTTTTGTCCTTCGCCGGGGTGGTCACTTGAACTGGCGCCTTCAAGGGCGTTTGAAAGGCGTTTAAATCGACCGCCGCTGCCCGTTGGGGGTGGACCATGGACGGTGGCCGCGCCCAGGGGGCCTCCACGGGCCGTACAGGCCGTTTTAGGCGCGGCCCAATCCGGCGGGGTCTGCGTCCAGTTCCAGCCATGCGACGGCCAGGCGCTCGATGCTCTGCTCATCCTCGGCGCTTAGGCCCATGAAGGGGCGGGCCGGCAAGCCAGGATGATTCACCTTGGCCACAAACGCGGGCCCCTCCTGGCCATCCTTTCCTGGACGCGTCTGCATGCCGGGCCAGTAGAGCGCTTTTCCGTTCTTTGCGCGGATCTCGTATGGCTTGGTGCCTTCCTGGTGCCAGCGCGCCTGCTTTGAGTCGGCGCGGATCTCCACCCAGTCAGGGCCCGACAACGGGTGGATACCGTCACGGGTGCGGCGGGTATCGTTGAGCGGCGTTCGGCCTGACCCATCGGCCAACGGCTGCCAGGCAACGCCATCCGGTCCAATGCCGGTGTCGAATCGGGCCTGGGTGCTTTCGGTCAGATCCTCGCCAACCTGGGCCATCAGGCCCGACAGGTTGACGCTGCGCTCCAGGAGACGGGCAAACCACTGTTCGGCCTGGCGCGCATCGATAGTGAGGATCAGGGGTTCATTGGCCATGGTATTCTCCGCAAACGGGCCGGGGCAAAGCCGCCCCCGGCGTAGCGGCCAAGCCGCAATCCTTCCACAGGGTGGGCCAGCCCCCGAGGCCCTGCAGGAAGCGCCGCAGAGCGGTCTGGCGCGTCTGTAGGCAAAGGCTCATTCTTCCGGCCGTCCCCATACCAGCAGCCCCTGCCGCGAACGCGGCTGAGCCTTGCTGCCACGGAAGAAGTCGAACGATCCCCACACCCCGCCAGGCAGCACCTCGGCAATCACTGTCAGGGCGTAGCGCTTTTGCGCCCCGCCTTCGGACTCGGTGACTTCGATCCGCTTGACGTAGTAGCGGCGCAGGCCGAGCTGGCCAGCCTCGTTGCGGGCGAAGTTGGCCCACACCTCAAACGGGCTCTGGATCGTCTCAGCCAGCAGCGGCAGATACTTCTCCCGACCATCCAGGCGTGACGGCTTCTCCAGCCAGTGCTCAATCACCTGGTCGGTAAGCAGCACCTCGGCCCCGGATGGATCGGTGAGCGTGGCGGTGCGGCCGTACAGCTCCTGCCAGGCCTGGCGCACCTGTTGAGGATCACGAATACCCGTGGGCAGAGGCCGCGCAATCGCAGCGTCCAGCGGAACCTGGGCGGGACGCCCGTAGTCCTCGGCGCTTCGCCCTGGCACCTCCGACCACTTGGCCGCAGCATCCTTTGCCAGCGCGCTGTCGGCGATGTGTCGGCCGCTGGCGGCATGGCCGACGTGATACGCCCACTCCGGTGGCGGGTCACCCTGGATGGGCGCGGGCGGCTCGCTGACCTTCCAGCCCATGGCTTTCATCTTGGCGGCCGATACGCCCAGCACCGTGCAGCGACAGCCCCAGCCATTGGGCGTGTAGTGGGTATCCCACCAGGGATGGTCGGACGGCAGGATGACGCCATCCCAAGCCTTGTGCTGCTCGCGTGGGTTGCGCACGGTGTTGTGCTTGTAGCGCAGGAACGGGAAATTCTTGAGCGTCTCCCAGCGTCCGGCCTGGTAAGCCGTTCGCAGATTGGTGTGGTAGATGGTCGCCGTGCGCCAGGCCTGCCCGCCGGGGCTGCCTTCGCCGGTCCAGCCATGCCATCCATTGCGCTGGACGATGTCCTGGAAGCGAGCGCGGAAGTCCTCCAGCGTCTCGCCCTGAGTGATGGCTGCGTCCACTGCTTCGCGCAGGTCGGTCAACAACGCATCGCGCGTGGCGCCGGCAACCACAAACGCCCGCGCATGCTGCCCGTGCATCAGGTCATCCCACCGTCGCGTGGGAAGGTTCACCTTCCCGCGAAAGTAGCGCTCTGCCTCGGGCATGCTCCCGAAGTTGCCCCGGATCTCAGCCACGGCTTTCGTCCAGGGCATCGAGCATGCCCGCTGCGCCCGCAATAGCCAGGGCGTGCTGCATGGCCTGGCCGAACTGCGCCGCGCTCAGGGTTGGCAGGAGCGCCAGCAGGCCGTCGCGGATCTGCTCCAGATCCTGAGCGCCATCCACCAGCTCGCGGATCGCGTCCACCCATTCGGCCACAACCGGATCGAGCTCGGTGGCCACCAGTCGCGCCAACTGGTCTTCGCGATCCCGCGACGACACCGAGACCGGCTGTGCGGCAGCCGTCGCAGTCCGCACACTGCTCAACGCCACCTGATCCGTTACTGCGGGAACCTGCCCCAGCATCGGCTCATCCTCTCCGGCTTCGGGGATGCCCAGCTCGGTGTGTGCCCAGGCGCGGGGGATTTGCATGCCCATGGCGACCATCGCGGGCAGCGCTGTGGCATAGGTGCCGATGTCCTTGATCTCGGCCAAGTCGAACACCAGGCGCGGGCAGCGACGATAGTCACCTGGTCGCACCAGCCCGTTGAGAACCGCCAACGGGTAAATCAGGTCACGGGACAGCGTGCTGGCCAACTGGCCAGCATCGGCGTCCTTGATTTCCTTGCGCACTTCGTTGTGCACGTTGCCCAGCGCATTGGTGCTGCTTTTGCCATCGGCCTGACTGGTCAGCGTGCCGCCCAGGATGGCCTTGCTCTGGCTGCGCTCGCACCAGTTCATCATCAGCTCAAAGGCCTTGGGATCACCTTCGGCGACAGCGGGAAAGTCCATGCTCATCCCCTCCGGGATGATGCCGGCAGCGTTGTGGCCGATCTCCATCAACGCACGTAGCAGCGACATTTTCTCGCGGTCGGATGCGCCTGGCGGGTATTTGCCGATCCGCATTGGAATGCCGTAAATCTCCAGGAACTCGGCCAGATCACCGACGCTGTAGTTCTTGAACAGGTACGGCCACACCAGTACCCGGAACAGCGCGGCGCGCTCCAGATAGCCGCTCTTGGCCTTGTGCGTGTGAGTGATCCAACCAAACGGGCGCAGGGTTTCCCCCTCGCCAGTGCCATTGCGCAGACGGATCTCCTGGCGATAGCCGCGGTGCAGCTGGAACCAGGACTGCGGCCGATGGGTGATGGACTTCGGCAGCCACTCTTGGGCGCTGCGATCCCATTCGATTTCCAGGTTGGCGAAACCCTTGCCGATGGCGTCGGTGGTATCGAACACGATCCCATCGAAGTCATCGATAGCCAGCACCATCGCCTGCAGCTGCTCGGTCGCCTTCTTCTCCGCCGCACTGGGATTGGGCGGCGCACTGATCTTGAACGGCAACCCGGAGACAGCGCGGCGGCGCTTGGACATCTCCGAGAAAATGTGGGCGTCGCGCTCCTCGATGTCCTCAAACAGCTCGTATTGGCGGATCAAATCGCCCTGTTCGGCCGCCAGCAGGATCGAGGCCAAACGGCTGGGCGTGAGGCCGCGCGAGGGGTGTCCCTGGAACTCGCGCTGCAGTGAGTTGGCGTGCGCAGTCTGGGGCTGTGCCAGGTCGGTCACGGTGAAGGGCTGGCCATCGGGGCCGAGAATGCGGGTTTTGGTCACCATGCTTGCGGTTCCGGCAGATTGAAATCGTCGTCCTCGGGACGCTCGTGCCCGTGGCTGGCCACGGAATCAAAGCCGCGCACAGAGCGCGGCACGGGGGTCCAGTCCATCTCGGCACCTGGATGGCGACTGGCGTAGTACATAAGGGCAACCGCGATAGCCGAGTCGCCGTGGCGTTGGCCACCGTCGCGCCCGGTGGTGCGCTCGGGCACCCTGGCCACGCCCTTGATGACTCGCACCACGCGAAGGTCTGCCATCGTGTCCTTGTCGCGCGGCAGCGAAATGGTGTCGTCCTCAAATGCCTTCTTGACTGGCGGCATGTGCTCTCGATACCAGCCCTCGGTGGCCATGACCAACTCGACACGGCTATAGCCGAACTCCTGGGCGAGGAACTCTGCGAGTGCATGACCATTACCGCGCGCATCCACTGCAGCCTTCACGAACCGAGGCAAACGGTGGATAACGTACTTGGCTACCTGTTCCTGCTGGCGGTGCGGCATGTTCCGCAGTTCCAGGATGAACGGAACTTTGCGCTTGAGCGTCTGGGTGATCTGCGCTGGCACCATCACCGACAAGTCACCTGACCGGCCGAAGTCCTGGCCATAGACGCTCTGTAGATCAGGGTCCAGCTTGTCCAGGAGCGGTCCGACTTCGTCATCCAACCACGTCTGCACGGCCTCCCATCGGACGTGGTCGCTTTGCTGCTCAAAGCCCTTGGGACAGGTGTAGCGCAGCACCGGGGCATCGGTCATGCGCGCCTCGATCAACGCTGCACTGAGCCATGCGCCACTGCCTTGCGACGGAATGCAGTCCAGCTCCTCGGCGGCGGCATCGCCATAGGTGCCGTACACCTCGGCGATAAACTCCTCCTCTGCTTCCTGTGACCAGGTCTTGCCCAGGCGCATGCAGACACGGCGGTAAAGGCCTTCTTCGACCGCCTCACGGAAAGGCACGCGGTGGATCGATCCGCGACGACCACCCGCGCGGATCTCCTCGATCAGCTCATTGAATGCGTTGTCATGGCCATCATGGGTGGAGATGAGGCGAACTTTTCCGCCCCACACCAGGAACGCAACAGCTGCCTTGAGCAGCTCCTGCAGATCATCGACGAATGCGGCTTCGTCGCCCACCAGCACGCCCTGGCGACCACGCAACTTGCGCGGTCGGCTGGCCAGTGCCGTGATCTTGAATCCACTTTCCGGAAAGCGAATGGTGAAGGTCTTGATGTGCTTGTCATCCTCCTCCTCATCCCAAAAGCCTTCCTCCACCAGTCCGGCCGCGTAGTTGAAGGCCTTGGCCCACATGGCGCACGCCTGGATGTATTCCTCAGTCATTTCCTTGTCGGTGCCGAGGTAGTACACGTTCTGACCACCCGCGCTCTTTGCACTGGCAGCAATCAGCACGTTGTCGGAAGCCTCTGCCCAGGTGATGCCAGTACGGCGTCCCTTCTCCATGAGTTTGAGGTTGGCGGGATCGGCGATCCAGCGCTGCTGATACGGCATCAGTGCCGCAGGCACGTGGGCGGCGGCAGTGTTCGGCACAAGCTGGCGGGCGCGCTCATTCATTCGGTGCGGATTCCCAGGATCTGAGAGCGAATGTCGGCGGCGGCAGCGGCGGACAGCCCGCCGCTCTTGACGACCTTCTCCAGCTTGGCGGCTTGCTCGCGCACCATGGCATCGCGCGCTTCCTGCATGATGGCGCGCCGCACATTGACGCTCACGCGCTGGGTGTCCATCGCGTCCTTGGCAGCGCGGGCCAGTTTGCGGATCTCATCAATGCTCACGTCCTCCTTTTCGTGAGCCCGCAGCGCCGCATTGGTGGCCAGGGTGGTGATGGCTTGGCCGAGGAGCGCGCCGGCCTTCTCGCCCACACCTTCGCCCAGTTCGCCCACCACAGCCTGGGACACTGCCTCAATCTCCCGCATGCGAGCCGTCAGCTCAGCAAACCCCGCACCATAGCGATGCAGGGCGGAGCGCGAGATGTCGGCCGCAGGCTGTCCTGGGAATTGCTGTTGCAGTGCCTCGATCATCTCGGCCAGCGTGAGGCGATCTTCGCGCAACAGCTTCTCGATGAACGTGCGTTGTTCTGCGGGCAGGCGCTGAATGCTGGATTTGCCGCGACGGCGTGGTGTGGTGCTCATCGTCGTTACCGGGGGCTGGGGCGGCTGACACCGGGCACACTGGCCATGCCACGCGAAACGTCGTGACCGCGAGCGCTCAGCTCAGCAACCATCACGCCCGGCACGGGCTCATCAACGCGCACCAGCGATTGCTCGCTCAGCCAGGTCAGGTCGGTCAGCACGTCATCGCGGCTGGCGGCCACGGCCAGGACGTTGAGGCCGGCATGCAGTACCGAACTGTTGGCGCGGTAGCCGTTCTGTTCCGAGAGCAGCCGCAGCAACACCAGGCGGCGGTCCTCGCGGTGGCGCTCCGCAAAGGTCTTGTGGGACATCAGTCTTTCTCCATGAGGTGTTCTTGGACGGTTTCGAGCATGCGATTGGTGGCGGCTGCCATGCCCTCCAACCGGGCAATTCGGTCAAACAGTTCGCCGGTTTCCTTGTGGGTCAGGTGGTGTGCGTGCTGAACCTCCAGTTTCGTGACTCGATCAGCCAGACCGGAGTGGCGCCACCAAAGCACCACGCCGACCAGGAGGTTGAGCGCGACCAGTCCAGCAACCAGGACCAGCAGCCCAATGACGATGGACGCATCCCATGCGGCGGCGGCGATCATGGGCGGAACCCTGCGCCTGCGCAGGCGGTGCAGTGGCGGGTGCCTGGCACTGCCTGTAGGCGACCGACTGGGACGATGGCGCCACACTCCTCGCATTCGGCATCGCACATTGGCTTGGGCACTGGTTGAGGGTTGAACTGCGGGCGGCTGTGCCTGAATCGATCCCAGGCGCGTTCGGTTACTACGTCGGCCTGGTCAGCGTCGTCTGCCACTCGGGTGCCTCTTGCCTTGGATGATTTCAGTCAGGTCCACCGCCACGGCGCGAAGCGTGGCCACGCGCCCTCGGTTGATGAGCCCTGCGTTGCCTGGCTGCCTGCTGCCGCTTTCGGCATCGCGAACCATCTGCTCGTACTCGTTCCGCAAGCGGGTCAGGTCAGCGACCTTGATCGTGGGTTCCGCCTTCACGGGCACAGGCCTCCACGGGCAGCTGCAGCTGGGTGACCGCTGTGCAGTACCAGCCCCAGGCGGTCGCCTCCCAGTCCGACACTGCCTGCGTCAGCCTTCGCTGCTGGTTGCGGCAGTCGTGGTACAGCGCCGCGACCTGGTCGTGATTCCCCAGCAGGGTTTCCCAGAGATCGTCCTTGGCTGCCGGCAGCTCCGGGCATTCGGCCTTGAGCGTTGCCGGCATTGGGGGCACGGGCGGCAGAGGTAGCGGCGCCTGCGTTACTGCGGTTCCAGTGCTGCAGGACATCAGCCCCGGCATGACCAGTGCGCAGATCAGGGCGATTACGCAGGAGCGCAGCGAGCGCCTCTTGCTGCTGCAGGTTGAATTGACGTTGGTTCTCACGGTCCAGCTCCTGGAGCTCGGCAATGTGGTTGAGGCGCTGGGTTGCGCGGTAGTAATTGGCGGTTGCCTGGGCCGATTGGGTCTGCAGCGTCTTGGCCGACTCCTGCAGTTGGCGCAGCTGCAGCTCCAGGCCCTCGCGCTGCTCGATGGCGGCCGATCCGACTGCCCAGCGATGCCCCGTCGCAAACCCGATACCGAGCAACGCGGCAACGGTCAGGCACAACACCAACAGCAACGAGAGGAAGCGATAGGGGCGGGTCGGGTCTGCGATCAGGGGCATGTGGCCACCCCCGTCCAACCGGCCGCGAGATATGCCGGCTCCAGTGTCAGCAGGATTCGTTTCGGATAGCCGGTGTTCTCTCTGTGCGCCCACTCTGCTCGGGCGCGGTACGGCTCGACAGCCCGCCAGTCGTTCGCATCCACGCCGCTGGTGTACGCCAGCGCTCGCTCCCGGTTGAGCGCCTTTTCACCACCGTTGTACGCGCGGAAAGTAAAGGCCCACCGGCTGCAGCCGCTCATACGCCCCTGGCTGTACTCGGCGACGCGGTCGAACAGCCAGCGGTCATACAGGGCGGCAGCCAGGATGGCCTGCTGCGGGTTCCAGGGGTCGAATCCCGCAAGCTCGGTCGGATAGATCGTGGCGATCCAGCGGGCCGTGGACGGCATGAACTGGGCGATTCCCTGGGCACCCACAGGTGAGCGCGCATCTGCCCGAAATGCGGACTCCTGGTGCAGCTGTGCGGCCAGGCGCGCCGAGCTCGCGTTGACGCCCCATGCGCGGGACGCTGCCTGTTCCACGCGATGTCGATACAAGGCTGATGCGGGGGCAACCTTGACGGTGGCGCGGGCGGGTGCAGCCTCTGCCTTGCCGCAGATGGCCCACGTTACGATGGCCACAAGCACCAGGCAGACCGCGATTGCCAGGCGCAGGCAGGGATCGGGGCGGCCGTGCCGGGTCATCCGATCAGCCCTGCCGCAATCATGGCCGCAGCGATCAGGGTCACGCGCCGGGTTTGCGCCATGGATTTCTCGATGCCATCGAGATACCTGGGATCAGCGCCACGGAACAGGGTCAGGTCAACGCCGTGGCCGATTACCGCTGCCATCGTCAGCTTGGCGGCCGCCCAGGCGTAGGACGCCACCAGGATGGGATTGAGGATGGCCACGCTGGCCAGCAGGAACAGGCTCAGTGCCAGCCACAGCCAGATGTAGCCGATGCGGTCGAACAGCGAGCCAAGGTAAGCGATGGCTCGGGTACGGCGATTGTTGGGTTCCATGTGCACTCCGCTGTATGGGTAAGCGGGGTGCGTCCGTGCTGCGCACGTTGACCGTCCCCCGGTACACACAGCTTCCGCGCGCGCGAAACTGGACGGGGACTAAAGTGCTTCAATGAAAAAGCCCCGCAAAAGCGGGGCATATGCCGGTGTAGCTGCCGCAGGCTCCCTACGGTTCGTAGAGCTTACCGCTGCAAAGCGTTTCGATGCCGTTATACAGGATGCTGACATCAGCAGTAGGGAATAGCGCCTTTGTGATTAGCTTGCCATCCGGGTGCCAAGCAAATGGCTCAAATCCAACGTAGCCGCCAAGGCTGTTTCGCGCGTTGAACTCCCCGCAGACGATGGGGGCATCCCCCTCAGGGGTAGACAGCTGAATGACGCTCACGTTCCGGAACTCCACCGAGCCGGGGTCTTTCAGCATCTGCTTGACCGCACCCTCAGCCCCGGTGACGAGCGGGCTCTGCTTGTCCATGCAGCCTGCGCTGGCCATCAGAGCAACGCTGAGGATTGCCGCACCCATCCATTTCATCACGCTACCCTCCTTAGAAGTCAAAATTTCCCTGCGCCCTGGAGAGGTGCAGCTGGCGTTGCTGGCGAATAATCTCGTAAACCCGAACCTCTGTAAGGCCGTACTCGGTCACCAGCTGGGCAATGTTACCGCGCTTGGCCTTCCGGTAGATTTCCGCGTCCCGCAAGGCGTTGCGCAGTCGCATACCTTGCGGGATGTATATCTGACGGCCACCGGCATACTCTGCTTGAGCCAGCATCCCGGCGAGTGCCAGCCGGGTCGCCTGCCTCTCATCCAGGCCGGCGCGGCGGAATGCTGCTTCCATGACCGCGATCAACGCGACCAGAGTGCCCTCCCATTGCTTTTCGCTCAGATCCTGCGGCGCGGCCGCGATCAGCTCGGCGGCTGCATCGGCGTCCGGTATTCCGACCCAATCGCGTTGCTCGATCATCACTTTTCTCCGTACTTCGCCTGAGCGTCAGCGCGCTCGCGCTGTGCCTCGGCTTCGGACATCTGCCCCAAGCTCAATCGCTGGTTGATCCATGCCAGCTGCTGTTCCAACCTGGACTCGACCGGCCCGCCGTTTATACGGGTTGTGGTCATGGGCTGGGGCTGCGATCTGGCGCGGTCCGCCGGGTCTTGCTTTGGAGCGATGCCTGGCTGATCGGCCAATCCGAACACAGCCGCTCGTAGATCCACATGGGACTGCAGCGGCAGACTGAGTTTGCTTCGGGCGGCAAGGACTTGGTCAATTCCAGAGATCCAGTGCCTTACCTGGGTGGGACGGCGGGGGCCGTTGCATTCCTCTTTGGAAACTGTGCCAGCTGCAACCAGTTCCGCAACTTCCTGGGCGATCCTGATCGCGTGCCCCATCCGCAAGCTGTGCTTTGCCGGCTTGAAAAGACCAAGGTAGGCAAGGAGGGCACGGCTAAGCTCCGGTGGGAGTGGTGCCATGACTACCAGCAAGCGCTTGCATTCGTCCTCCAGGAGAAAGGCATTGATGTGGCCCTGGCAACCACAATCAGGACAGGTGACTTTCATCAGTGAACCCTTAGATCCTTCAACTTGATTGTGGGCGGGCTGTTCAAACTTCCCAGAGCCGCCTCTAGAAAGCCCTTTACATACGCGTCCTCTCGCCCATTGGCGCGTAGTAGCTCTATCCCGATCTGCACAACGCTGCTCAGATAGGGGATCACTTGCGGCGGCGGGAGTGTCGCGATGCGCTCCAAGGTCACGCGCAAGGCTTCCCCGGTTGCATCCACCTGCGCCCGAGCCCGTTCGTCGTCGCTTACGGCATTGCTCATCCTTCCCTCCGGTTGCAGTCGATCTGTAGCGCAGCAATCAGGCTGTGCAGCTGGTCATGTTTGAGAAACTCCAGGCGGTCCACCTGAAACATGCGCACTGACATTGCGTGCGCATAGCTCCACGGACGTTTGGCGCTGGCCAGCAGTGCCTCGACTTTCCGCAGCATCGGAACCTGGTCGGTGTCCTTCGGGCGGTCCGGGTGAGGCTTGCCCGGCTTGGCCTTCCAGCCAAGGCGGGTCAGCTCAGCCAGTACCGCGTCGCGCTCGCTCGGCGACATCTGCGTGGATGACTGCTTGCCTGTCACGCGCTGCAAGAGCGCGCGATAGCCCGCCTCATCCATGCCGAGCTCCTTCTGGGCAACCTTGATCTTGGCGATCTGTGCGCGGCGCAACGGGTCGGTTGCAGGTTTCATAGGTGACCCTCCGGCACCCGTGCTGACCATCCTGCGTGGATCAGTTCGATGCTTGTGCAGGTGCGGCTGAGGTGACGGCGCAGAGCTGCTGCCGATGGCCAGCCGGGATCGTAGATCGTTCCCGTTCCCTGCTTGACCATAGCGGCAGTGCGACGCTTGCCCAGGCTCTTGACCATCCGCGCTTGCTGAGCCCTGCTGTAGAGGCAGATTTTAGAAGGGCGGTAGAACTTAGCGCCGATGGGGCTGCTTTCCTGCATGTACTCCTGCTTTATCTTCCCATCAACGAACACGACAACCGCGTATCGCAGCGTCTTGATCTGCCGTACCTGGATCACCAGCCGGTGTTCATCAGCGATCATCTCCACGTCACCGCCGTAGGGCGTCGCAAGTGCCTTCTCGACTTGCGCCCACTGTTCGTTGCTCAGCGGTGACTTCTTATGCGCCGACATCGCGAGGCTCCTTATCGCGGAAGCAAACGAGGGTCGGGGCGCTGATATGGCGCACCAGTCGCCAGGGAAACACGTCACCGCGTGCCTCGATGTAGGCGACTGCCCGCTGGATGTAGCCCATGGCCTCCGGTGAACGCGGATCATCGGCACAGCTCAGGTCATAGAACATCAAACCTTCGATGTCCTGCTGGCGGGCAAACAGCTCGATGTCGGCGCGCACGGTCGCATCGGCTACAGCCAGTGCCAGCTCTGCGAGGTCGGCGGGAATGTGCGCGGTCACAGTGCCACCGCCGACAGGTCGAGGGTGATGGGCTGATAGGCGCCATCCTTGTCCCGCTGGTACACGCGGACGTAGGACTTGCTCCCCATGACCTGGACGGCTTCGCCAATGGCGCGCATGGCTTCCTGCCAGCGCGGATCGTCAATCTCCAGGCGCTTCAGCTGCAGCACCTGCCCGGTGCGGATGTTGCCCTGCTGATCGACGCGAAACGCATCGTTGATGATGGTGCGGATCTCGGTGCGTGCACCCTCGGTCCACTCAGCCAGACATTGGTCGATGAGTGCCTTGGCAGCCAGCAGCCGCTCGTCAAACTTGATCGTTTCCTGGAACTGGCGAATCACCTTGTACTGGCCATCGTAGGCCACCAGCGTGACGTTGCCCTTCTTGCCGCCGATGTGGACGCGGTACTGCTCTGCGCTGAGGGACACGAACGCGGCAATGCTGTCGAATGCATGGCGCTTGAAGTCGGCCATTCTCTTGTGCAGATCCTGAGCGCGCTCAGCGAGCTCCTGCACCAGTTCATCGCGCAGCTTGTCGATTTCCTTGATGTGCTTCTCCGGGACAAGGTGCCCCTTGGCGTCTTGTCGGTAGCCTTCGGGAATCGGGTTTGCTTGCATGGGTGGGGTTTCCTTGTTCATCAGAGGGTGAGGTGGTTGCGGGCTTCGGCAATGGCGCTATCGCACTGCATCAGCAACCGCACCAGCGGCGCAGGGAGCCCTGCTGCACGGGCGTCTAGCGCGGCGTCCAGGACATCCTGGGCAATGACTTCCAGGCGCCGTTCTACGTCATGCGCTCGCACGGTGTGCGGCGGACGCTCGCAACTGGCGGGCTTTGGCTCCGGTGCGGCTGTGTACTGGCTGCCGGTGGAGCCACGGACCAGCCAGAGCATCTGCGGATCACCGCCCTGGCGCTCGACCTGGTTGCGGTCGATCAGTTCCTCCAGGGTGTCGTCAATGTCCAGCGGACGCGCATCGTGCAGCGTGGTGGCGAGCTGCACGCGGGTCATACCGCCGCCGGCTTGGTCGATTGCCTCCAGGATTCGCTGCAGCAGCTGCTGCAGCGACTTGGGGAAAGGAACATGCTTTGTCATGGCGTCTTGCTCAGTGCAGCCCGCTGATGGGGGTGGACTGGCACACGTCCCACTCCACCTGGCAGCCGTGGAAGGGGGTCGCCATCTTCGTTCGGGTCACCAGCTCGCCCTTGCGCTCTCGGATGTGCTGGGCGCCCACCAGCGAATCGCCGCGCGGGCGGTCGATTACGATCACGGGCCGGGCGCCCGTGATTGAGACGGAACGAGCCGTGAGGCCCTTGTCGGCCAGGGCATTGATGGCCTCCAGCGCGGCGGTCAGCTGGTGCTGGATGGCGGTGCGGTTCTTGTCGGTGGTGGTCACGGGAGACGCTCCTGGTTGTCGATTGGGGCCGTTTGAACGGCGCTTGCGATGGCTTCATTGCTCCACTGCAGCAACTGGCCGATGGTCAGCGAATCGAAGGGGGTGGCCAGCGCATAGCAGCGCTGGACGATCAGGCAGCGCGCCGGCAGTGCATCCGGTGATGCCAGCCTGGCGATGCCGCCCACAGCCGACACCAGGTCGGCCGTGAGATGGGAAATGGACGTGGTCACACCATCACGCCCAGTTCTTTGGCCGCGTAGCGGATGGACTCACAGCAGATCCGCTCGTTCTTGGCCTGGGAGTAGATCGAGGCAAGGCGCAACACCTTATTCAGGACGCGGAGTGCGCCCGGAAGGTCGGCGATCTGCCGGATCTGATCGCGGCAACCGGCATCGGCAATGTTCCAAGCGTCAATGATCGCGTCGGCGTCACCCTTGACCACCTTGTGAATCACCAGGCGCTTTCCGACGCGGCTATACAGGCGGTCGAGGAATGGAGCGCGGTTGCCGCCGGTCATTTGCGTGATGACGCGATCATTGCCACACAGCACAAGGCCAATGCTGGTTTGATCGTTGATGGCGCGGACCATATCCAGCGCCTGCACGGTCAGGTGCTGTGCTTCATCCAGAATCAGCAAACCGCTGGTGTTGCGCACCTTCTGGAAGATGGCCCGCTGGATGTAGGCGGCGGAGTTGACCAGGTCGCGCAGGCCCATGACTGCGGCAATCTCCTGCAGGCAGGTAAGCACGCCACCCGTGGCTGGGGTCAACTCGACGTGCCAGACGTTCGGGCTCACGGCTGCATAGCGCTTGTTCGTGACGGTCTTGCCCAGGCCTGCGCCGCCAGCGATCACTGCAATGTCGCCAGCCATGTGGGCGTACTGCAGGACAGCGCGCAGCTTCTCGCTGGTCGGCGTGGTGACGAACTCAGGGCCTTCGGGCAGCTTGCCGTTGCTGATGCGCTCATCGCGGACATTGAGCCAACCGGCCAGCTTGCGAGCCACGTTTTGCTGGTTGCCCGCATAGGTGCCGCCCAAGAACTGCGACAGGGTGGCGCTGCTGATGTCCGATTCCTTTGCCAAGCGGGCCTGGCTCAGGTTCTTGTCTTCCTCCAGGGTGATACGCAGACGGTCGCGCAGATCGGCGAGCTGCTCCGGTGACAGTTCTTCGGGGGTGATCGGGGTGACGGCCAGATTCATCGTGTTTGATTCCTTGGATTGGTGCGGGTGCAGCGGGGCAACGGGTGGAAGGGGCGGACGTTTGAGGGCAGCGAGCTTTGATCTACGGCGAGCGATGCCGCCGCCTGCTGCTGTCGCTTTCGGGTTGGTCCGGGTGTCTACGCCGGATCGGAAACGCGCTTGGGCCTGGTGGCGGAGTGGGTGCGAACCTTCGTTGCGAATGCGTTGGAGGTAGGCCTGCCGACGCTGGTAGCCGGTAGCTGGGTTGCTCTGCATCAGGCCTCCCCATCAGGCGTGGTCCACAAGCTGTTCCGGCGCTGCTGGGCCTGCATGCGATCCATCAGCGACACGAACGCGCTTTCGTTGTCGTCGGTGCCGGTGCGCAGCCGTTCGGCGGGCTCGGCTTCCTGCACGCGCGGCGACTGGCGGCGACCAAATAGCGGTGCGATCACGCCTGCAGGCGGCAGCGATTCGGGCATCGGCGATGGCAACTGGTTGGCGACGCTGGCCGCTTCCATCCGGCGTTCGGCGTCCAGCTGCTTGCGTGCTGCCTGGCGGTACTGCTTTTTCGCCCTGGCGTGTTCACGGGCAGCGCCGGTATCGGCGAAGCCAACGGCGGCGATGCAATCGAGCTGGCCGATGTAGACGTTGGCCAGGGTGTACGCATGCACGGCCTGGTGCAGATGCTCAGGATCAAAGCGAAGCATCACCTTCTGGCCCGCAAACGGGGCGATTGCGTCGCTCCAATAGCGGTTGCCGGACAGACGCACGCTGCTATCGCGGCGGTCACAGGTCACCACGTCCGTAGACAAGAGCATTTCCCGCAGCTGCTCAGGTGATGCCTTGCGGATCGTGGCCTGGGCATAGCTGGCCTCAAAGGCGGCATCAAAGCTCCGGCCTGCAGCCGTGCGCGTGCGCCGCCCCTCGCGGGCGTTGTGGGCTGCGATTTCCTCATTCAGGACACGCACGAACTCATCCAGCGGAATGGCCTTGCTGCCGTAGTTCTCGGGCTTTGCGTCGGGCTTGTTACCCGTGTAGGCACCAGCGAATGCCGGATGCTTGGCAATGCGGTCGCACAGATCACGCCAGGCCCGTTCGATGGGCTTGGCTTGGCCGTGATACGGCGTCGCCCAGTGGATCTCGCAGCCCATTGCCGTCAGCAGGCCGGTCGGATCGTCTTCTTTCACCTTGAATCGGAAGCGATTCGCGGTGCCGCCGGTCAGCATCTTGGATGCGAAGCCTCGACCGTTGTCCAGCCAGACCTTGCCGGGAATGCCATAGCGCTCGATCACGTCACGGAACGCGAAGCGTGCAAGGTCCGATGACTCGGTTTCGGCAATGCGGTAGCCGAGCAGCTTGCCGCTGTAGAGATCCTGGACGCCCACCATGATGGGGCGCGCAACTGTGCCGTCCGGCCAGCGTGCGAACACGTCGAACTTGTGGCCGTCGCTGTTCACTGCCTCCAGGGCATGGAACACGCTACGGTCGCGCTCTTGTGCTGGGAACGTCTGATTGAAGCGCTCTTGGCCTTCGCGGGCCATCACCAGGACGGCGCGAGGCAGTTCTGCCTCAACACGGCGGGTGAACGTCTTGGCGCAGGGAAGTGCAGGCCAGTCCTTGGTGGCGGCAATGCGCTGCAGGCGGTCATAGCAGCTTTGCGCGCTCGGAGCCTCGACGCGCAGATAGTCGGCCTTGAACAGATCCCAGGCCTCGGCATGAATCTCGGCCTTGGCCTTGGTGGCGGCGTATGCCGGCACCAACAGCGCCAGACGGTGCTGCTTCTCGGCTTTGGCGACCAGTGCGGCCCAGCGGCCCAGGCTAGCCACGCTCACGCCGCCGACCTGGTCGCGCTGCATCTGGCTGGCGACGATCTGGCGTGCCGCCATGAGTGGGTGGCCAGCTGCCTGCAGCGCCTCAACTGCCTGCAGGGCACGCAGGCGGCGCGCGGCTTCGTCCTTCAAATGCTGCGGCACGGCTTCGTAACGCTTCCACGCGGACGCGATGGAATCGACGTTGGCCTGGCGAACCACCACGGCACGCTGCGGGGTTTCGCTGACCTGGCCGGCGATGACAACTGCGGCCTGTACGTCCGGCGGCAGCGCGTCAACGGCATACAGTCGGCGACGGCCACCGCGAGTGGCCTTTTCCTGGAACGTCCAGCCCTCGCGCTTGGCGCGGATCTCGACGGCTCGCTTGGTCTTGCCCAGGCTGGTGGCCAGGGTGGTCAGATCCAGCATCGAACGGGGGGACATGTTGCCGTCCGCCATCAGGATGCCCTCACGCTCAGGCGGTGCAGCTGGCGCAGGCGCTGGCTGGCGACGACACGCTCACGGTGGGCGCGGCCGATTTCAACGTCCAATGTCTCGGCGCCGAGCAACAGCTGGCCACCAATGACCTGGGCCTGCCACTCGGCCAACAGCGTCCCGCCGCAGATCACCTCCAGCACAGGGGCCACCCACAGAGGGATGTTGAATGTCTCGCGGCTCGGCGCGGTGTAGCCGTCGAGCATCGCCTTAGAGACGTTCTGGCCGGTCAGGCGGCTGGCGCGTGCGGCAACTTCGTGCCGGTCCAGGCCTGCAGCGTGCGCCGCCTCCAGCATCTGGCCGACCAGCATGCTGACGGACTTGCGGTAGTCCATGGTGCCGTTGACCTGCGCCGGGGGGCGCGGGGTCAAAAAGAAGTCATGGGGCTGGCTGGGCTGACGATTCATCCTTGCGTCTCCTGCTCGGTGGGGGCGCCTGTGCGCCGGGGGGAAGCGGTAGATAGAGGCGCTGTTCATTGAGGGGCGCCAATTTGTGGATTGCGGCCTGTCCGCAGGCTGCTAGGCTTTGCACCAGGGGGCAGCAGTGGTTTGCGGCCCCCTGGGCCACGGTTCGGCTTTCCGTCGGCGCCGTACCGGCTGGGCCAGATGGCCCGGGGTTCCATTCCGAGCGCCTCTGCAATCAGGGCCTCGGCTTGGGGGTACGGCCGACGCAGAGCGGGATTCAGGCTCGCCCCGTTGGTGTAGCCATTCAGTAGCGCGATCTGCCGCAGAGAGATTTCCTTGCGATGCAGGGCCGCTACGATGTCGGCGGCATGCCAGTCCTTAGCGGGACTGGCTTTTCTCGGGGTATTCGTTGCTGACATTTCGTACCTGTCATTTGAGCGATGACTACGGGGCAGATGCTAAACCCATTTGGGTGCTTGTCAACACCCAAACGTGTTTCGCACTTGGTCGGCGACGACACAAATGGGTGTTTTCGGGATTCTGTCTTTATGAAACAAATACTTACGGGAAGTGCGAAACGATGAATCACGCAGAGAACTTGATTCGCACTTCCGGCGAGGAAAGAGCGAAACCCGAATGGGTGTCGATTGGTGCGCGACTGACCACCGTTCGGGGGTCGAGGACTCAAGGGGAGATGGCCACCCTCATCGGGGTGTCAAAGAACACCTATGGGCGCTTTGAACGCGGCCTGAGAGAGATTGGGGCGGAGTGCCTGGCGGCGCTGGTGCAGCAAGGCTGGAACGCCAATTGGCTTCTGACTGGCTCAGGCGACGAGCGTCTGGATTCCGGCACGATTTCGCGTCAAAACAATGACTTGCGACAGTCTCAGGTAGTGAGCCAGTCGTCTGTGAAGATCGCCGCGCAACTGCTCCAGGAGGCGCTTGATGACGCGGATGCTGTTCTGGCCCCGGCCCAGTACGGCGAGGCGCTTGTTCTGCTGGCTCAGCTGCTGGAAAAGGGACTGCCGGAAGCGGACGTAAGGCCGTTTGCCCGGCAGACAGTCGGGATGATCGTTACAGGGGCAAAGGATGCAGGAGCAGCGGCAACTGGTAAGTAGACTGAGGGCGATTCTGCGGGATGCGATCCCTCGGAGTCATTGGGAGACAAGGCTTTCTGACCCCGTGCCGGCAATGCCAGTGCATCTGCGTCGTGCTCGCGCGCGCTATGAAATCCAGGACCTGGCAGCTCGCTACGGGTGGCAAAGGGAGGTGGAGAGGGATCTGTTCCGCTTGGGCGTTCCTTCCCTCAAGTACCTGAGCCAGGATCAGCTCGACCAGGTGTTAGTCAGGCTCCAGGGATTGGAGGACTGCCTGCAGAACATCTGCGATCCACCTGATGGGCCACCGGCCCGTTGAAGCCCCTTTGAACGCAAATCAAACGGCCGCCATCTCTGGCGGCCGTTTCGCATTTCTGCTGTCCAAATGGCTCAGCCAGGGCGCGTTTCGCAAACTGAGCTCTATCTATCGATAGATGTCACTCGATAGGCGGAACGCTTGCCGCGCAGGCCTTCCGTCCCATTTCATCCCGTTTCATCCCGTTTCTTCCCCGTTCTCAATCTCTAAGTCCCCCAACAGCGGATGTGCGCTGGCGGGTGCAGAGAGTGCTACGGCGAGCGCGCGGCGTATGCCATCTGCAGCAGCAGTCTGTGGGCCGGGAACAGGCGCAGGCTGGAGTAGCGGGCGCGGTAGTAAGCATCCCAGTAGCTGGCGGCGCGTTGTCGGCAGAGGGCGACGAAGGCGCGGTTCTCGCCGATGAGCGCGGCATAGCGCTGCAGGCCGGTCTGTTGCGCCTGGATCGCCACGGCCGATGCGATCTCGTCCACGTACTCCCCCAGCAAGGTCAGCTGGAAGGCATGCACCCAGGCCATCGGTGAGGGCCCCAGCGTCTCGATCGCACGTTGCCGTACATGTCCGTCGCAGTGACGCGAGAGCAGGCAGAGGCAGAGGGCGCGCGTATCGCCCTGCAGTTGGGATGCGAGCCGGAACAGGTCCGTGGCGTCGGCGTAGATACGATAGGGGAACCTCAGCAGCTCTCCTGCGATGATGAGGCTGCGTTCACCACTGCCCGACAGGTTGTCGATCCGGCCCAGCCGTTGCTGAAGGTCGGTGCAGGTTGCCTGCAGTGCGCGGGGAACGTCGATCAA